TTGACAAAAGCTTGGTTTAGGCTGGGCACAACAGGCACCTTAGACCAAACAATGGCCCATAAATTGTCCATAGAAGGCACTCTAGGGGCTTCAGTACAGTTCATTACGACCAAAGGGCTAATTGGTCAAGGAGTCCTCGCTAAACTGGCTATAGACTGTATAAAGCTGGATTACGATGATGAGTCTAGGAACCGAATGAAGAAAGCCAGATACCAAGACGAGACAGGGTTCTTGGTAGACTACAATCCTAGAAATGAATTTATAGCCAAACTTTGTGGAGAAACCAAAGGTAATACTTTGGTGCTTTTTAACTTTGTGGAAAGGCACGGAAAACCATTATATGACCTTATTCAATCCAAATACCCAGATAAGAAAGTTTATTTCATTTCGGGGAAAACTGACGCAGAGAATAGAGAGGCAATCAGAAAGATCATCGACAAAGAGACAGATGCAATACTTGTCGCTTCTTTCGGTACTACAAGCACCGGGATTAACATTGTCCACCTCGACAACATTATCTTTGCCCATCCAACTAAATCGATTATTAGGCTATTACAAAGCATTGGAAGAGGATTGAGAACATCTGCAACGAAGAAAACACTGAAGGTCTTTGATATAGTTGATGATCTTTCATGGAAGAGTTACAAAAACCATGTGCTAAAACACTTTGAACAGCGTATAAAGATATACGACAAAGAAAAATTTGATTATAAAGTTTTCAAGATCAAAATATAAAAACCCACAACCATAAATATAATGAGGAGGAAGCATGGAAGAAAACAAAGACCAAGCTTCATCGTCTATTCGTGTTGTGAAGTTTACATCAGGTGAAGAAGTTGTTTCAGTAGTGATAGAAAGCGACAATGAAGTCGTTCTCTCCAATCCCGCAAAAATTGTAATATATACTTCGACCAACGAAGAAGGACATGTTATTGAATGCCTGCGGCTGACATCATATCTGGCAAATATAAAAGACAAAGCAATAACTGTTTTGAAAGATTACATCATGTATATGTCGGAACCATCAGAAGACATATTAAAGATGTATGATACATATCTGTCCTTTATGGAAGGACAGTCTGCAGGAATCATGACTGCTGAACTTGAAGAAGATGGAGATGCTTTGGACATGGCTTGGAATCTTTTTTCTGATGCTAACTTTGTAACATTTCTCCAAGAACTATATGAAGATAGCCACATAGATTTCGATGATTTGGATGTAGAAGAATCAGAGGAAGAGCAAGAAGAATTAAATAAGCTGTGGGAAAAAGAAAAAGAAGAACCCAAAAAACCAAAGAAGAAAAAGAAATTTAAAAAAGAAGAACTCAAGATGCCATACACCCCAGATGGCGATATAAAAGATCCAAAGAGTTGGTCTGATAACCCAGAAGATTACTTGAAATGACTAATATAAATCCTTTATTTTCAAATTGCTACAATTTTAGTATTGATCGCGGAGATGATAAACTGCAGCTCTTTGGTCAACAGGCATCAGTTCCCGGTCTTGCCTTGAATATGCAACCACAGCCTACCACGTTGGGTGTTCAGATTCCGATTGCAGTAAACACATATGATTTTAGTCCGCTAGAGCTAAATTTTATTGTGGACGAAAACATAGACAACTGGAAAAGCATATATGATTGGATGAAATCTATCGGCAATATGTCCAGCGATAAAGAGGGAAGTCAGTATTCTACTTGGTCTACCTTTGCAAATTTACAAATTTTAAAAGCAAACTATTATCCGTTGTCAAATAGAAACTTTACTTTTCATGATGTCATACCTGTATCTCTTAGTGCTTTAAATTTTAGATCCGATATAAGCGACACCAATCCTGTAACGGCAACTGTTCGCTTTAACTATTCTTATTACAGCATCGATTAATAAAAAAATTTAACAAAAGAAAAACCCTCGGGTGTTTAGCCCGAGGGTTTTTTGTTTTACTCAACCTTACCTAGGATTAGGATCCGTAGGTGTTGCCGTGGAGGCCAGTTACCGAGGTAAGGCGGTAGTACTGGTTGGCTCCAGCTTGAGTGCTGAAGTCAGAACCATAGGGGGTTCCGTCATTCTTCAGAACGTATGGGTTGGCAACCATGCCGTAACGGGTCTTGAACGCGATACGGGGTTGGAATGTGCCTGGATCAATAGCTCTCATCATTTGGAGAGGAACGTATGGGCAGTAGAAGATACCTGCGTCATACGGTGACTCACCCTTATAACCAGCGCAGAAGAAGTTAACTCCGAGCTGAGAATAAGGATCGATGTAAACACGGAGCTTACCGTTGAGGAGACCAGCAAAGGTGCTGCCAGTGTCATCGACTGCGAGTTGTGTGTTTAGTGCGGGTGAGAGGTTGAGGAAGCCTGACATAGCGAGGGCTGATGCGACATCGCTTGAGACGATGACGAAGTTACCCTTACCACGGCGAGTCTCCTTGGCAATTGCATTGCACTCACGTTCAATCTGGAAGACCAGACCACGGAAGCGCTCGGCTGACCAACGACCATCGGAGTCGAGGTCGAGGTTGTAGGTGCCTGCGGTGGTGATGTCGGTTTGGACTGAACCTTGACGGGCAACCCAGTAGATGCTGCGGACGATCTCGCGGTTGATTTCAGCAAGAATTTCTGTGCTGAGGAGGTTTGCGAGTTCGGCTTCAGCGTCAAGACCGTGAACAGCCTTGAGGTCTTGTGCCAATTCAACGGTGTAGCCTGCAGACAGAGCGCGAGTTTGAGCAGCAACTGCTACGCGGTCAATAGTGAAGGACATTTTGTTAAGAGCGTCCGTTGCACCAACACCAGTGAAGCTAACACCTTCACCTTGGGAGGTAAGCATAGCACGCATTGTATCAAAGTTTCCTTGACGCTTAGCAGGACCGAAGTTACCGGCGTTGGGGTATGCCGGAGTTGCGCTTGAGCTACCTGGATTTACACCAATAACGCTTGGTGAAGTGCCACCTGCAGCAGTAAAGCCAGCTGAAGCACCGCTTACACCAGAGAAGCGTGGATCGGGCTCTTGGAATAGAGCTTCATTGCTTACGCCAATGTTGACGTTGTTGTCGCCGTACTTAGCGCGCATGGCGAAAATGAGGCCGGTTGGAGCAGTCATTGGCTGAACGCCGCAGATGTCGTAGGCCATAAGGTTTGGCATAGCGCGACGAACCAAGCTGATGAGGATTGGGTCATATCCGCGCAGACCACCTTGTGCGGTAGTAGCAACTGGCTGCGAAATGTCGTTGCCTGTTTGCATTTCGGTGAGGTACTGATCGCGCAGTGATTGCTCTTGATTCTCAAGCAGAACTGCGGTAACTTTTGATTTCCATTCGTCACCGATTGCGGGAAGCGCATCGTGCTTGAGCACGGGGTTCCACTTTTCAGTGAGAATGTCGTATGGGGTGTCGTCTCTAAAGCTCATTTTAGTTATATCTCCTGTGGATTGTAATTATTTAGTAAAAATTTAAACTTTCTTAGCCAGTCTATTCAGTGTGCTAGCGTAGCTTTCGATTAAAGTTGTTGGAACGCTAGGTACTGAACTGAAAGTCATTTCCGGCACTGGCTGCTCTGGAATGGCTACTCTCTGCCCCAAGTAATGTTCCTTGAGGGTGAGCAGTTTGGTCTTGTAGTCGTCTACGGATGAGAACTCAATGTTCTCAACCAAGGAAGCTAGCTTCTCAACTTGAGTGTCAGCCATGTCCTTTGTCTCATTGACAAAGATTCCGGCGCACTCAGAGATCATCAAGTCCTTGCGAAGACGCATGTTTTCGTGAATGACTTCGTTGAGGTCACCTTGAAGCTTGTTGGCTTGCTCATAGAGGCCGTCAAGAACGTTGTACTTCTCGGCGGGAACATCTACGTAGTGCATCTCAAAGAGCTTCTTGAGACCGAGGATGAAGTTTTCAGCAAGGGTTGACTTGATGCCAGTTTCAACTGACAGCTTGTTCTCTTGCATCCACTCTTCAACGACGTAATCAAGATAATCATCGATTTTTTCGGTTAGGGCAACTGTGATCTCGCCAACCTTGCCTTCAAACTCCTCTTGGAGGGCAGGGGCGATCTCTTCAGCGATTGCCTTGAGTTTGGTGTCTACAGCAGCCTCAAACAGAGTCTTGGCTTGGACAAAGAAGCTCTCGGAAACATTTACTTCAGAAAGCAGAGAACGAAGGCTGGCTTCGAATGCTGCTGCCTCTTGCATGTCAACTTCATCTTCCTCTTCTTCGGAAGCTTGTGCGACAGCAGATTGAGCAATGGTTGCAGCTGCAGCGCCTTGCGGGCGAAGAGTAGCTTGGTTCATCATTGCGGTCTGGGGGGTTGCAACTGGGAAGGGCAGTACGTTAGTTGCTCCGTTAGAAGCAAATGCGCCTTTCATGTTGGCGTCATGTACTGGCATACCAGCATTTTCCTTGATAATATTCATTAAGTATTCGTTTGTTACTGGGTCGCTCATATGAGATCCTTTATGCTTTATTATTTAGTGTATTCTTATTTTTATTGTAAAAAATCAATTACCCACTTATGGGGATTTTCCGCCACCTGCTAGGTTTTTCAATATAGTTTGCAGCAAACCAAGATCGCCGGGAGAATGCAATGGAATTGGCTGCGCTCCGATTCCTTTGTAGAAATTGCTAACATTGGTCATTCCACGGATACCCTCTTGTTGGGCTTCTTGCTCTCTTTTAAATGTTTGTGGAAGATTTGCAGCTTGTTTTGCAGCCAATCCAGCGGCGGAAGTTGCTAAAAATGCTTCTCCTGCTTTGTCTCCACCCAAATTAAACAGTCTACGTGGTCCAGTTGCTATTGTCTCAATAGCTCCGGTTGCAAACTCTGGCATGCCGCCGGGACCCATTACGTCTGGATCTACGAGTGGAGAAACTTTCTTTTTTCCTGTAGAAGCACTTTTACCAGATGTAGCAGTCGGAGACAATCCACTTGGAGTAGATGTACCTCCTCCGAAGGAGCTGCCTGCTTCTACGATATAATGAAGAGCTATTAGGGATGAAGATCTCATATGCTTCTCAGGAAATGTCCGAAGACCTTTAGCATGTTCTTTTCCAAGTTTCTGCTAGAACTCTTCTTGATTGTATTGTGGTAGTCTTCTACAACCTGTGCTCGGAGAACACCGTTGTCCCATACCCACTCGCGCCCTTCCATGATTCCATTGACGAAAGCATTTGGGGCAGACGGATCTGCAACAATGTCAATGGCCGCAAGCATGAAGTCTTCTTGAACTTCTTGATAACCGTTCTTTGACTTCAAGGATCCCATTCCACGGCTTGAAACACCTAGCTTTGCACCCTCGTTGATGAGATTTTTTACAATATTTCCCATCGGAGTGTTCAAAACTTTAGCACGACCCACGATATCGCGCCCAGACTCATTGAGTGACTTGACCATGTGCGAAACACGGTCCAAGTTTACTGTAGGTCCAGTCGGGTGGTTAAGCTCACCGAGTGCACGACCTTTATCGACATATTCCTTGATATATCGACGGCACTCTTTGATCATGGTCGGAGTAGGATATACTCTTCCATTGCGGTTTCTTACTTCGCTCTGAAGAAAGACGCCCTCAATGTAATAATCCTTACCACCGCCTGCGGCATCTTCTTGGATGTACTTAACGTCTTCTACGAGTTCGGTGATAAGTTTCATGGTTTAGTAGGCTCCGTAGCTGTGACGAATGCGGTCGTTGCCAGTCTCGGGAGCTTGGTCGGCTTCCATTTCCTCTTCGTCTTCTTCGTTGTATTCGTCAGACTCAGTGTCATCCTGTTCAAGTTCCTCTTCGGCCTCTGAAAGAACAAACATGCTTCTGGAAACATCCTTGTATTCTTCATCGATACGAACAGCGAGCTTTTCCAGCAAAACCTTGTTTACGATTTGACGGAAATCTACTGCGTTTTCATTGACGATTGATTCGATTAGTGAGAGCTTGTCGGTCATGTAAATAGTCCTTTTACTTTCTTTGCAAATTCGATTGTTTGTTTAAAATGTTGCGGGCTTTCAAACAAATTTTGTGCCAAAAGCTTTTGATTCTCTGAGTTTAGATTGTCAAAAAGCTGTCTGATCGGTAAAATTTCATTTTCCGAAATATTTATAATTGACTTATTTTTAAATTGAATTTTTACTGTCTTTTGATGCTCAAAATTTTCTAATAAAGAAATAAAATACTTGACATCTTCCGTCAAATCTATCTCTTTAGATACGATTTTATCCTGCATAGCCTCAAAAATTTTAACAGATAAAAATTTACAAACATCCTCTTTTCGGATGCTGAGTTCTTGGTTTAAACCTTGTTGAAAGAGATCATCGTCTCCTTCAATCAAACTTTCAATCAATTTATGAACTCTCAAGGCGCTTTTCATACTTGCTGCTCGCCTTCGGGAGCAGCTCCCTGCTGTGCAGCTTGTGCGGCCTGTTGTGCTTGGAGACGCATTGCATCTTCCTGCATTTCTCCGTCGATTACCTTGATTTCTTCGTCGGTCATTCTCAAAATATTCTTTCGAATATAGCTTTGAGAAATGTATTTTCCAACAAAGCCTTCTGCCACGGAAACCATCTTCAGTCGCTCAGACAGTATTTCTGTTTCCTTGATATCCCAGAAATAGTTGTCGGTGTTGTACTTGAGCTTGACATAATACTTGATGCTATTCCAGTCTTCCTCGGTCATCGTTCCCGTCAACAGCAACTCTACTTTGAGAAGTTGAAGGAAAATGTGACCAAACTGGTGGCGAAGTCTTTCTACAAACTTATAGAACTTGATTTCTT